AGATGAACAGTTTTCCTTCTGTGCTACTAAATTCAGATGAATATAATATTGCATTGTATGATGCTTGTTTAAGGTCTATAGCGTAGTCTAATAGAACGAATGTACGATCACCAAACCCAGTAACATTATAAGAGAACTTGTCGCCTATAAAGTACCCATCATTTGACTTGTAAGTACCCTCTATATTAACGTTTACTAAGCCTGTGTTTTGGAGTATATTTTCCTGTATTGTAGGTATAAAATCTAAATTATAAACAACATCTATACACAATGGATTTGCATAGCTAAAGTTAGCACCTGATGCAGGCATAAAGAATTGGTCTATAACATGATTTGTATAGCAGCTTGTATATAGTAATGGATTCTTTGTTTTTGCTTCTCCTGGCGCTAGTGGAGCATCTGTTACAAACCTACTCGCATCTTGTATAAATATATTTGAATTTAACGACAAATCCCTTTCTGACCTTTTTAACTCCTTGTAATATGATTTTATTGTTTGCGAGTTTGGCAGGTTCTGAATAGAACTATTGCTAAATGTCTGCAAGTTGCAGTATTGTACATAAAGATCAACAATCGGGTCTGGGGTAGAGTAGTTTACAAGTCTGTATGGTTTATATTGCCTTATTCTAATGTTTGCACCAGATGGTATATCCAATGTGCCTTTTAAATCTATATATATTCTATCCGAATCTCCAACATTATTAGTCAATGTTATAAGAGGTAACCCACCAGTAGTTAATGGGTCTAATCCAGAAATAAATTTACCATCTGAACTTCTGTAGAAATACTCAACCGTATCCCCATTCTCGTTTTGCGCTTCAAGTATCAATGCTAATACAGGTCTTGGCCTTAAATTGTTCTGAGACCCTAAGCCACTTGTCGGAAGATTTTTTAATCTACCATCTGTAAATGCAGAATAAGAGAATGCAAAAGAATCTCCGCTATTAACAGGGAAAGGTTCGCTTTCTATAAAGCTTGTTGTGCCAAACCCTCCTACAGTCCTTGTTCTAAACCTAGTCGCTATCGTATCACCAAATGTTTGTGTTTTTAGTGTAGCGTATGGGTAGAATGGATCAACAAAAGGTAGAGCTGTATTTGTGTACCCTGAATCAAAGTAAGCCTCTTTCCCATCTGGCATATACCAATTATTAATAGTATAAAAAATCGTAGCCGAAGAAGAAGCTATCTGAGAAACAGAAGCCATATTGTAATTTGGCGTATTCTTTAGACTTGATGGGTTATTAATTACAGATACGCTTTCACTAGGATAGTTAAACCTAATAGATTGGTCTCTACCTATATTTTTAAATACTCCTGAGTTTAAAGTAGGTAATGAATCATTAACGGTAACATCATCTACAAATGTATAAGTAACACTATCTGTAGTTACGTTAAAGCCAGTAATATTATATAATTTTGTATATCTTGTTGTATTATTTATAAGGTTTTGATATGAGCGTATATAGAGAGTATTGTCCCTAAAATATGCCATCAACCCAAATTGATTACAAATACCCTGTAACACGTTAAATATAGTATCATACTTACCTATATCAACCAAGAATGAATTTTTTTGCAATAATAATGCAGGAGCTATAATAGTACCTGGCGTTGCAGAACCATCTCTATATGTATTTGATGCAGGCAAAGGAAATTCTACTGAAACGTTATTGGTTATGCCACTAAAGTACCCGCATCTAATTATAGTATCTAATACAGATATTGTATTGCTTGGGAAGTATTGTATTGTTGGGTTGTCATTATCATCTGGAAAGTTAAAGAATCTATTTACCCTCATTAACAAAACATCGGAGAATTGTAGAGATAGGGATATAGGCTGTATTTCTTCAATAGATAAGTCAGAAGTGTATATATAGTAGCCTTTCCATATAGTGCCATAAACATCGCCTGGCATCTTCTTTTGTATCTCTAAATAAAAGGTATCCGCATCTGCTGTTAAGAACTCGGAAAAATCAAAGCTACCAGCATTCCATAATCCATCATAATCATTCCAGTTTGTAGGTATATCTTCCCAAAATCTTAAGTTACCATCTTGGAGTAAAATATTAAATGTTGCTTTAGAGGCGATTAATGGCTTATATGACTCACCACCGCTTCTATCTGTTTCGATTACTAACGGAGTACCAGAACAAGTTAATTCGTAAACCACATCTGTATAATCTTTCTTGTAGATGGTGGCTATGTATTGGCCTGTAGTGTTCTGATAGATGTCAGAAAATCTAAATATATATTTTGCTCCGTATGCCATTAAAAGTATTCGTTTCTATTATTAGTAGCTCTATTCATTAAGATAACTAAATCGTTACCTGATACCCTTGTTTCTAATGTTGCGTTTCTTGATAATGCCGAGTTTATAGCCATTGATGATGTAGATGTAGGGAATGCTGTAGCCCCTCTAACACTACCAAAAGAAGAGCCAACTGGAGTAGAAGAAGCCCCACCTCCTGTATCTGCATTGCCTCCTCTAGCTATATTGTTAGCACCACCTCTTGCAGCACCAGCTAATGCTAATAATGCAACCCCAGCCCCTATAGCGAGTAGTGGGTTCATTGTAGCTAATGCTTTTTGTATCCCAGCAATCGCCTTACCAATAAATATAGCTAACTTACCGGTTTTAATAGCAGTTCTTATAATCCCTTCACCAACCTGTTGCAGAATACCTGACATGGCATTTAAGAAACCACCTAATGCGCCTTTTGCTACGTTAGTGCCATTTGCGATAGCTTGTCCCATACCAGCAAGAGAGTTAGATATAGCCCCAACGATTGATTCATCGACTTGTTGTCTAAACCTTTCCATCTCCCTCATGGACTCATCAGTAAACTGCTTTATCATCTGAGGAACCATCTCGAATAATGGTAAGCTGAATGGGAATTTAGTTATAGCGAGATTTAATTCATTGAATTTTTGAGTTAGTTTAGCTACTGTATCCTGAGTGCCCTCTATTTTTTCTAAACTTACTATTAAGTCACCTAACGCCTCTACAGATTGCTTTTTGATGTCAAAAGGAGTAATAGCAGGAGTTTTCTGAATATCGCTCAGTTTAGATTGATAGGTATTTAAAGCCTCTATAATAGCCTTCATCCTTTCATCTACAACTTCCGTACTTTTCTCTAGAGGTGCTAGATCACCCATTGATAAGCTATCGACATAAGATTTAGCATTTTTATCTATCTCTTGTAATAGCTGATTATTTCTTTCGTTTAGTGTATTGGTATCCGATGTTGCACTATAGATTGTTTTATCATATCCAGCGATTTCTAACTTCAGCTGCGCTTGTCTAGCAAGACTTTTTGATATATCATTATTTACCTTAACGCTAGCACCTGGAACACCTTGAGCCATAGAAGCAGCAAATAAATCTTCATTTACGCCTTTTGTCTTTTGTTGCTCTTTTAATAGCTCATTTTCTGCTTTAATCCTTTTTATTCTCGCCTCTCTTACCGCCTCCTCGTTATCTAATTGTCTGCTTACATTCTCTACTATTTTATTTTTAGCAGCTTCAGCGGTTGCAGCTTCAATTATAGATTTTTTTAACTCATCGTAAGCAGTTTTAGCTTTACCAAGTTTAATGGCTTCGGTATCTAAATTGCCAAATATTTGAGGATATAAATTTTGAAGTTCCTTAGCAGCTTGTGTTCTAGTCTTGTTGGAGTTTGCAGCATTAGTTGCAGCCCTATAAAGAATATCAAGTGAAGTTGACTCTTCTAATGCAGCTTGTCTACCTCTTAGTTGTACTTCAATAGCATCATCAAGACTTTTTCTCCAGTCATCAATAGATTGCTTATTCTTTTTTACTGCATCGCCGCTATATGCCCAAATTGTTAAACCAGCAGTAAGTAAAGACCCTAATAAAGATAATGCACCACCAACAGCTTTAGATACACCAGAAAGCAATACTAACTGGTCAATAAGTATAGGAATGTTGTTGGAGATGGCTAATATACCAAGTCTAAAATCCTGAGCAAAAAAACCAGCATCTCTCAATACTTGACCAAATGCAAAGGCTACTAATCTACCACGATTGGCGTTAGCTTCAACAGCTTTAGTTGCATCAGCAGCACCATCAGCACTTTTCTTGAATTTATCTAATTCTGCCTGTACCCCTTTCAAGCTGGCTTGTAATGCAGTTATATCAGCTGTTACGTTTACTCTAAATTCACTATTTGTCATTGTCTAGTTTTTGTACGACTTTTTGGAAGTCCTCTTTACTAATTGGGTCTAGTTTAGGCTTTTTGGGTTTACCTATATTATCTGTCCAAAGTGGGTGTATTTGTTCGGGTTTTTTTTGGTCTTGCTTTTTACCAACATTAGCGTTGTAGATAATAGACACAATCTCCCTAGTATGTTCCCACTTTTTCACTTTCCTTTTGATATACCCATAAGCATACCTATTATAGTTTGCCCACGTCATATCGAAGAATTGGTCGGGAAGAAGCCCCACTTCACATATAGCAAAGTCAAGAACCTCTTCCCAGCCTATTTTTTTGGCGACTTACCGCCTTTAGAATTAGAATCAATAGCTTCTTGGATTTCTGTAACTCCTTGTGATGCTTTAACCGACTCTTCAAATACTTTAGTGATTTCTGTAATTTGTGAGATAGGCATATCGTCTACCCACATAACCACATCCTCATACGTAAAGTCCTCAGTCTCTTTCTTAATAAAGCAGTTGTTCTTTAAACCGCAATAAACCAAATCAGCACATAGCTTAATAGGGTTTTGCTCGTTGAACTCTACTACTCCGGTATTGTTGAGCTTTGAATACTCGATTAATGCGTAGTTACCGAATTTAACACCACGCTTCTTACCACCTAATTCTAATTGAATATAACCTGTCATAATTTTCTCCTTTTTTAATAGTAGTTGTGGCTACCGTCTAGGAGAGTTTAATTATACAGTTGCTTGAGTCAATGCTCCAGTACCTTGGAAGGTTACGCTATATCCTGAAGGGCTTTCCATATCAGCAGTCTGAGAGATAGAAGTTACGAAAGCAGAACCGCTCAATTTCATATCACCAGCAGTTGAAGTAGCGAACTCTACAGATACAGCAGTACGTGCAATAAGCATTGCTACTAACTCGTCTGTTTCAACACCTGCAGCAGTTGCGTAGTTTACTAAACCATCAGAAGATAGGGTAAAGCTACGTACACCTGCGAAGAACTCAGCCCATCCAGCCGAATCTTTGGTGGTTGCATCAGGCATATCTACACTGATTTCTAAACTTGCAGTAGTCGCTCTCAATAGAGGCACACCACCGACTTTGATTACTAAATTTGTTCCGTTAATTAAGGCCATTGTTTTGTTATTTTAAATTGTTAATGATTATGCTACTGTTTCAGCAAAGATTTCTGTTCCTTGCAATGTTCCTGAATAAGTTACTACGTCTTCCATAGGGCCATCAATAGTTAAACTTGAGATATACACATATCCGTTGTAAACTAAAGTGCCCGCTAAGTTAGTCGTAAACTTAACTAAGAATTTTGTTTTGTTATCTACGGCGTTTTCTAACCATGCTGGATCAATATCATCCGAGTAGTCTACTAAGCCTTCGAAATCCAAAGTAAATGATCTGCTACCCATAATAAATTCGCTCCAACCTTGAGAGGATCTTGAGGTAGCATCAATAGGGTTTGCCTCTACATTTAATGTGAAGCTACGAGAGTGTCCGAACGCTTTGTTCGTTACTCCGTCAAGTACATAAAGTACAAGGTCTGTTCCGTTTACTAATGCCATGTTATAATTGTTCTACTATATTTCTAATTCTAATTACTTTTCTTACCTCATAGAAGCCATCAAATTGACTTTCGATATATCCTGTTGACTCTAACAGATTGGTGATAACCTTAAAGTCAGGAGAAGCGTTAGGGAGTGAACTTCTATTAAGCAATAACTGCATCACTTGGTTTGAGATATTATCTGCATCCGCCTTTGAGTAGTTAGTACCATCAGTACCTGTAAATACCTGAACGGTAACCACACAGTTGTTATTGAAGTTATCCTTAGTAGAGTTATCTACCACGCTAACATTAGATATTTGGATATAGGGATAAACAGCCGTATCAGACACGTTATCGTATACAGGAACATAAGCAGCATTTAAGCTAACTGCGTTCACCAACTTATCGTAATAAGCCTTTCTTAAGCTATATCCTACGTCCTTCATTAACTAGCGAATGGTGGGGGTAAAATCTCTTGGTTAGAAGCGTTATTCTTTTGTACAATCTCGTTATCTACTGCAGCATCTAAAGCCTCCATATCATTTGCCTCTACTAACCAACCAACCACTTGCTCGTAGGTTAATTCTTCAAATGGGGTGAAACTTGCAGGGCTAGGAGCAGCGAATCCGTTACAACCACCGATTGTAGCTTCTTCGTTACCGTATCTCCAGTTAATAACCTCTACTACATTGCTTAAACCATCTAATGATTTAGCACACTGAAAACTGTCTTCGTTGAAAATAAATTT